ATGATATTAACGGAACAATTAATACCGTTCGGAACGAAACAGGAACGAAAAAGAAATATTTTTCGTCCTATGAATTATAAATTCGTTCCACACAACTACGTTAGAAAATCTGACGGAAAAGTTACCTTACTACTTGACTTATCTCAAGATGGTAAAAGACACAAGGAAGCTGTTAACGATATTTATATCGATCCAAAGAAATGGAATACTAAAAAACAGCGCCTTTCCTCAAAGTCTGAGGAGGACATAACAATCAATTCTATTTTAGATGAAGTCGAAAATCGTATTTTGACTATAAAAAATAAATATGTGCGTGATGGTTTAGTATTAACCATTCCGCAATTTATTGACGAATACACTCACTTCAATAGTTACATTGATTTTATATCTTTTCTTGACCTCTGTATTGAGGAGGATAAGAAAATCTTACGTCCAAATACAATTAGACAATTAGAATCTATTTCTACTAAGCTTAGTTCTTGGCGAAAACAAATTCCATTCTACACAATAGATGAGAAATTTTTTAAAGATTACACGAAGTATTGTAGTGATCGTGAAAATGTTCCACATACAATTCAAAAGAATATCAAAATCATTAAAAAATATCTGAAAAGAGCTAAAAAGAAAGGAATTAAATTCCCAATCGAATTAGATGATATCAAAATAAAGAAAGTGGCTTCAAATCGTACTGATTTAACTATTTTAGAAGTTAGGAAATTGTTAAGTGCTTTTTGGGGTAATTCTTTATCTAATACACAGCATCACGCATTAGGTCTGTTTTTATTTAGTTGTTACACTGGTTTACGCTATCAAGATTTAGCTGATTTTAGATTAACTAAAATATATGAAGATGTTATTATTTTGAGAATGAATAAAGTTGATGAACCTTTGAAAATTCCACTTACACCAGGTGCAAGAAGAATTGCTTATTCTATCGATTGGGATAAAAAAATGTGTTATCAAGTTGCGTTGAAATTCTTGAAATTAGCTGCAATAAAAGCCAAAGTTTTTAAACATATTTCATTTCATGTTGCACGACATACATTTGCTTCAAATTATGTTAGGACCGATGGTAATATTACGAAGCTTAGTAAGCTTCTTGGACATAAAAATTTAGCAACAACAATGATTTATGTTCATTTAAATAATACAGAAAGCGATGAGCATATTTATACGTTAGACAATGCTTATTCTTACAATAATGTACAAAATAAGCAGTCTTAGGACTGCTTATTTTTATGTTTTATGTGGAAATAAGAAATTTTTAAACATATTTCTATCTTATCATATATGTTTCCACTTCAATTGTTTCTTTTCCTCTAAATTTTTCACGAGTTATTTGTTTGATAAAATGATTGTTATTATAGGCGTATACTTCGCGTTTAATATCAAAATGTTCCATTTCATTTGCAAGACACGGAAATGCCCATTCATATTGCATTGTTAAAATTCTAAACTTTAAAAACGCCTTATAATCCACTTCATAGACATTTGGCATATAATATTCGAGCATCTCAATTGTAGTATTATCCGTTGTGGATTCGCTTCTCAAAGCTGCATAAATCACACCGCTGTCATCATTTATAATCGTTGTTGATAATTGATTATTCTTTGAAGTCAAGGGTAATGGAATAGCGTTTACAACAATTTCTTTTGTGTTGTCATTGGTTTTAAAGTTTTCAGTTTCAATTCCGTTTTTAGTCACAAAAACTTCTGTTAATTTAAAATTCTCATTAGATTGATCTTTGAATTTTAATAAATAACTATCTCCCGAATCTGTGGTCCTATTCTTATCTTTTGCTTCGAATTTTTGCCAATTCACCGCATTACGTTTTCGTCTTAAAATCTTTTCGATTTTATTCATTGTAACTGTTTTTCCTTCGACTGTAAAATCATAGTTAAACCAACGCATAGTTGATTCAATGAATTCGCCTTGTTGTGCTTCTGGAATAGCATTTTTAAGATCAATAACAGCTGAATCGATAACATAATCAATTATACTCCCATCTTCTGCGTAAACTTCTATAGGAACTATTTTAAAGTCTGTTTTTTCAGAATCTCGATGATAATCGTATGCTTTGATTGATAATTTAGATCCTTCCTTTTTAGTCGTAAATGTTACATTTACTGAATAATCTCTACGTCCTGATTGCGAAAAAATTAATTTACCATCTAAATAAATATAAGCTCTAATATCATGATGTTTCCTGTTGTGATTAAAAATAGTACCTTTTAATTTGAATTTTCCATGAATATTCATTTCTTGTTCAGCTTCCCAACGCCCGTATTGCCAACCTTTTCCTAATCGATGTCGAAAACCTTCGCGAATATAACTTTCTAAACCAACAATCCATTCTATTGTTTCTGGCCGATCTGATTGCTCATATTTTTTAGCTGTAACAACAAGAAGATTCTTTAATTTTTCATCAAATAATATATCTCCTTTTAATTCGAATCCAGCTTGATTTATCACTTCATGTAATAAATACAGCCAATAAACATTTGGACGAAGGATGGTTAAGTTATTCACCGAATTATTTTCAACATCAATTGAATTGACATAGAAGTTACCATTTTCATCTTTTAAATTAAAACTTCCTTTGAACGCTGCATAATTCAAATCTGATGATGAATATTGATCTGTATGTATGCATGGAAAATAATAATTTCTATTTGGATAGAATTCTGCATTCACTTCATTTGCGTGATTGATTAAATTCGCAACCTCAATTAAATCAAAATTTAATTCAGTTAGTTTTTTATCCCAGTTCGGAAATTCTTCCCATCCATAAAATATTGAAAACTCGAATGTATAATCGTGTAATTGTATTATCTCAAATCGAGCTTTGTGTATATTACCATTATCATTAAATACAACTTCGAATTCTAATTCATAATCTTCTGTATTATCCGATTGATAATCTAAAAAAAATGGATGAATAGAATAAGGCAATTCTTCTGGTAAAGAATAGTTCGCTACTATTTGAGTGTTGAACCAATTATTTTCTTCTGTAATTGATATTCTCGTATTCGACAAATCAATCTCAAACAAACCATCAATCTGTGTAACAAGCATCATAATCTTCTGAGTTTATGTAGAATTCTAATTCGGAGCTGTAAAGGAAATTGTCTGTCGAAAACATTTCGAACGCTTCGTAAGCTGGAGCAATCTCAATAATATCATTACCTTTCAATAGCCAACACACTTTACTGTGTGCAATTTCCTTTAACTTCGGTATATCTGTTCTGAAATAATATCCTGTATTCCATTTTATTTTTATTTCTTCATCAACGCCAATGTTCTTGTGGTGATTTTTTGAATTTAAAAAATTAGAATAAGTTTCTTTTGGTGTAAAATCAAGTCCTCCAATCATTTCAAAAATCTGAGGAAGTCCCCAATAATCAATGTAAATAATATGATTAGAAAATGGAGTAGATGGAATGATTTGGTATTGCATCGCTTGATTTTCCGAAACGATATCAACCAAATTACCTGGTTCTAAGTCTAATTTTGAAAAGTCGTAAAATAAACTGTAAATACTTAATTTATTAATATCTCTTAATTCAAATGTTTCGACTTTCTTTTGATTTACATAAACATGAATTTCCGAATTGATATTTTTTGTTAAGAAATGTGCTAATACTTTTGAATTTTTCGTTGCTCGACAAATACGATTTCCCATATTCGACAAAACACCAGTATTATCTACATTCAATGTACGTGGCAAATGTCCTTTCATATACAATTGCGCTGGCAAATCATAACTGTACACAATAGTTTCAGTTTCGTAATTGTATTCAGTAACCTTTACGTTTATTTTGCCTAATTCGTACATTTTTTTTATTTGACCGTCATTTGATTGCCAGTTGAAATAATTGATTTGATTTTGAAATAAATCAAAAAAGTTGTGCAAATATTCCCCAAGATTAAACAACGCTTTGTCGTTGAAGAAATACGCATTCTGGATTGTTTCAATATCTTGTCTACCTTTCAAAGAATCATAGATAGTGCCTTTAATTTCAAGCTTTAAGTAATTATTTTCGTTACGTTGAAATGATGATAAATTCAATACTTCTTTTTCTTTTGTGAAATGAATTTCTCGATCAAAAGAAGCATTCCAATAGTCATACAATTCAAAATCTAATTTGATGTTTATTTGATTTATGGAATCATCAAAGATAATTTCGTCACTATAATTTCCAACTTCTATTGATTGATCAGAAATTGAACGGATTTTATATGTCTGAACATTGGAAATTTCACTCTCTAATTCTATCTCAATCCATTTTGGTTTTATAATTGTAGTAGTATGTGGTGCATAAACAACAAACTTTTGCCAATCTGAAAATCCAACACTTTGCAAGTGAGAGAACTCTAAATGATCTGTACTAGATTCAAGATTATTCGTGTTGGTTTGAAGTGTATTTAAAACTAAAGTCCCTAAGTTTTGATTTATTTTTCGAAAAGAAATCGAAGCAACATTCAACCCATATTCTAATTGATTGGATGACGCTACCGAAAAAGTAAGCTGTCGATTCCCAGCGGGTAAAGATTTAGGTAAACTTTCTCCATTCAATAAAATATAAGATGGCCCAGAAACAACATAATCGGTATCAGTTACAACACTTACAACACTTGTAGTTGATTGATTATTCCCTCGCGTATAATGTAAAACATCACTTTGTTTATTTAACGTGAAGTTATAATTTGTTGGAGTAGCAACAGTCAGCGCTAAATTTATCGATTGTGATTGAACAATCATCCAAGGATCATTTCCACGTTGTAACGAAACTGTTACATCAAAAATACCTGTGTAGTATCCGTTTGGAATATTTGTTAAATCTTTAATTTTTATTCCTACATTACCACTCCATCCGCTACCTCCATTTCTTTCGATAAATTGATCTCCTTCAACTTCAAATAAATCATAACCATATTGGTTCGTGTAGCAACCAAACTGAATTCGATATTTCGGCATATCTTGCTCAGCTGCATTTTGACTTGTTCTTACAGATACATTTTGAATGGTTGTATCGTTCGTCGATTTATAAAAAGTAAGTTTTGATGGTGAAATATTGATGTAATACGTTACTTCGCCACCGTCTATAATGATTGCCATTATTTTATTGTTTTATTTTTAAACTTTCTCACACGTTCAATTCCTTTCTCTATTGCTGCCGAATTGCGGTAATCTGCTAATACTCTGGCATCGATTCCGTTTGTTTTCAAATCGCTTAAAAGTTCATAATTAAGTTTCAAGAACGCAATAAATTCGGTGTTATCGGTTGACGCAATATTTCCATAACTTCCATTTTCAAAACCTTTAACGCGCATAATATCATTTTGTAACGCATTTTTGATGTCAGGAGATAAGCCTTTCCAAGTTGGCCCATCTATTATCATTTCCGGAAAGTGTTGACCTTGTTCTCCAGCTAAAAAATGTGTTGGTTGAGAAACTAAACCAGTTTTTGCAATACCTGCACGCTTTGCGCGGAAACGTTTTCCGTCTTGTTCACGCTCGATATCTATGTATCCATCTTGAAACCCTTTTGATGGTAATGGTTGAGCTGCGATCATACCTGTTTGAATTGCACCCATTGCTCCAACAATTGCTGCCAAAGCGTAGTTAGCAGGTGTCCAAGGTTTCATACCTAATGCTCCAACAACAGCTGTTGCAGTACCCATTAATGCAGAAACTATAGCCATTTGCTTTTCGCGTTTAGCCTGCTTGTACTCTGTTTCAGCTTTTTTCTTGTTGTAGGCGTCCTCTAACTTCTGAACTTCGGCATTGTACGTAGCTTGATTGATATAGCCTTGATCTAACTGTCTAGAAAGTGCATCTTTTTTCCGATTTGTTCTATCTTCAAAGCGTTGTAATTCTCTGTTTTCATTAGCTGCAACCATTTGTGCATACTGCGCATACATTTGTTGCATCACTCCAATTACAGCTGCTATTTCTTCGAAACCTATTTTTCCTTGTTCCAAATGATCAAATAACATTTGCCAATCATCTGGAGCCATTCCGAAAATATCTGCACTATATTTATTTAGCTTGTTCCTATCATCAGACTTCTTCTTTTTATTTCCACTTTTATCATCTTCGCCTTGACCTTTTAATTCATTTTTCTTAATGATTAATTCATCAATTTGTGCTTTTAATTCTTCTATTTGTTTTTTGAAATTTTCTTGTTGCTCCGGAGTAAGAAGATTAAAGTCAATACCTGTGCTTGTTTCGCCTTGCGAAATTGCTGTTAACTGGCTTAACTGATCTTCCAAGAACTGTTGTTGCGTCGCCAACATTTCTGCCTCGTATTGTTTTTCTAAGGCTGTCTTAGCATCTTGCCAAGTCTTTATTTCTTTTAATTCCTTATCATTCAGCGAACGTTTTAGAATTTCTTTTGCATCATCAACAGACGATATAGTTGCTAATTCTGATCGTTGTAAACGCTTTTGTTCCTCAATCTTCTTGTTGCCAGATTCGATAAGTTTATCGATTTCAGATAATTGATATTTTCGACTTAATTGAAGTAAATCGTTTGAATATTTATTTTGTTGAGCTGTAAGCAAATCATTAATTTCAGCATTCTTACTTAAATAAGTTGCTTTCATTTGATCTATACGAGAAACTAATGCAGTATCTCCATTCTTTGTTGCTTTTATTTTTTGTTCGTTTAATAATTCCAACGTATTTTCATCTACAAGTTGTGCTCGTAAATCATCCATTTTGCGTTGATGCTCTACATTCAATATAGCTCGTTCTTTAGCAAAACTATCTTCAATACTTTCTAAACCTAAATCCTCGTATTCACGTTGAATTTTCAGAATTTCTTCTTCATTCTTTTCTGTGTCTTTCTTTAAATCCTCGAAATATTTATCTCGTTCTGCTTTTGCTTTTTCGGCAGCTTTTTCGGCTTCTGATTTTCCGCTACTTCTTGATGGTTTATTTCCTTTAGTTGAAGATGATGAACTAGAAGAAAAATCCATCATTGGTTCATCAACAGTTGTATAACTTTTCTTTTTTAATTCTGCTGTACTTTTTTCAACAGATAATTCTTTATATTCTTGTAATTTAGAAGCTTTGTCTTTTCCGTATTTCGTTACTAATGCTTTCATCTTAGCTTCTGCAGTAGCAATTATTTTTTCTGTTTTTATTAAATCAGAATTGATATAATTAGTTATTTTCTTAACCGATTCGTCAGCATCTTTTTTGGCAGCTAATGCAAATTTCACATTAGTATTAGACTTATTAATTTCATTTTTAGAAGTGTCGCTACTAACATCAATCTTTGTTCCTCCAATAGTTATAGAATTTTGGTCTTTTAATGTAGAATTTGATGTTTCTGTTTCATAAAGTTTAAAATCTGCATCCACTTGTTCCTTTACCGCTTTTTCTAATTTTGCTTGTACGGCTTTTGCTCGTGCTACTTCGTATAATTTTTTTACATAAACATCATACATTCGAGTTAGTCCTTCAATATTGAATTTCTCATCTTCTAAATAACCGTTAAATTCTGGAGCGATTTTTATTAATTCTTGATAAGCTTTTTTACGAGATTCTAAAGAAACATTTTCATCTTTGATGACATTTATAAGACGTGTTATATTTTCCTTTGTTTTCGTTATACTTTCATTAACAGATTTATCTAAGCTATCTATGCTTTCTTTTAAATTATCTTGACTTTCTGTAGCTTCATCTGCTGAACTTGAAAATGCAAAGAATGCTGTTGTAGCAAGAGCTACTAATGAAATAAGTAAACCTAATGGATTTGCCATTACAGTCATATTAAAAAGCCTCATAGCAGCTGCAGCACCTCTTATATTTAATGTGCAAAATCTATAGGCTGCTGTTAAAAGTAATGATGACGATCTTAATAAATTTGTTAGTATAACTGAACCTTTTTGTACACTATTTAATAATAATGTTGATTTTTTTAAATTGTTAGTCCATAAAGTTGTTAATATTACTGCAGCTTTATAACTTATAACAGTAGCTATTCCTATGGCAATAACTTTTATCGTTGATAAAATAGTATTTCTCCATCCTTTAATAGACCCGTCTGTATCTTCAACAGCTCCAATTAATTTTGCAAAAACATTAACAACGGTTGTCAACCAAGAAACTAAGGTGTCAGACGAAAACCAACCCGCCGTAGTTTTCTTTATTTTATCTAAAGTAGCTGCTAAATTGTTGTTCTTAATATTGTACTCATTCGTTAATGACGTAGCTTCCTGCATAGATTGATTGGCAGTAGCTTGTCGTGCTTTCAAAATATCAAGATTGTTCGCTAATGCAGATAATGAAGCTACACCACGTGTACCGCCCGCATCTAATTCCTCCATTTTCTTCACCATGGTTTGCAAGCCAGCCGAATTCCCGTTCAAACCTTCTAAGAATTTAATCATAGCAGCGTTGGAATCGGTATTTAAAAGTTCGTTGAAATCTTTTATAGAAATCCCCGCAATTTTTGCATATTCACCAGGATTCTTGAACATGTCTAATAAGACTTTGTTCATTGCAGTTGATGTAACTTCGACTGATTGCCCCAATTCGTCAAAAGTTGCGGCATAACCTAAGTTATCGGCAGCACTCAATTTGGCTTGTGGTGCAACTCCCGCCATACGATTCATATAGTCAACTAAAAATGAAGCTTGATTTGATCCACTCGCCGAAACTTCATTGATAGATGATCCCAAAGCTTCCATTGCTCCCTCGAATTCTTTCCCAGTTTCCGTACCAACTTGATAAGTTGTAACCAGCTTCCCTACATCTAATATTTGTGATTCTCCTAAATCATCACCCAAAGCCACCTTAAGCCTGTTGGCTACTTCGACAAAACCTTCAACTTCCTTTAACGATGTTTTACCAAGTCGCCCAGCTTGCTCGGCTAATCCAAGTAATTCCATTCGAGAAGTTCGCGTGCTAATGTTACCTAACGATTTGTTTAACTCATCTATTTGTTTTTGAGTAAAACCAGTTACTTTCATTACGTTAGAATTTGCATCGGCTAATTGTCCAGAATAATCCAACCATTTTTGCAAAGAATATGTAAGCCCGGTAACAGTTGCAGCAACACCAACAATTAGAGTTTGATAGCGGTTTAGCCAATCGGCAGCTTTTCCAAACGTCATACTTTGTTGTTGTCCTGCTGTGTTTAATTGGCGAATACGTGCATTAGTTTCTATTAATTCGGCATTTAGTTTTTTCCATTCCGCAGTATCTGGAGTCATCGTGTTAAGACTATAGCGTAACTCTTTTGCGTGTTTTTTTAGTTGTTGAATATTTAATGCAGTTATTCCAATTTCAGAACGTAATTCTTTCATACGAGCTTCATTTTGTTTTATCGTTGCATTATTTGCTGTAATTTATTTAGATAAGTTTCGAAACTCGGCAGAATCTTTTTTGCCTTGAGCCACTAAGTCAGCTTTGGCTTTTTTTAATTCTTTGTTAGAAGTAATTAGCTTTTTGGTGTCTTTATCCAAATCAGCTAATTCTTGTTTTGATTTATCACCATTGATAATGATGTTTAATTTTATATCTTCTTCGTGTATTTTCTTTGCCATATTGCAGTTTTACTGCAAAATCGGTCTGAAATAGATGAAAAATGTAGACACAAAAAAAAGCCATTCTATGTGAATGACTTTATATTATCGATGAATTTATCGATTTTTAAAATTATCGATGAAATCATAAAAAAACCACTTATGATGAAGTGGTTTCTACTGGTACTTTAAAAGTTATTTTATTTTTTTCGATTTGCAATTTAATAAAACAATCATTTTGATGATGAAATTTCAGTTCATCTTTTAATTGTTTTTCTTCATTTTCATTAAGAGCAATTTTTGCATGTTTTCGTTTACCTACTTTACAATAAATTGTCATTAATCTGATGATTTGGGTTTCTTTATTTATCTGGAAATAAATTCTAAAACCGCCACTTGCAGATTGATTTTTACTTCTATTTCTTACTCTGTGCTTTTTTAATCGAACTGAATGATGCCCTTTTCCTAAGTTTTGATAATGATTGAATAATTGATCAAGTGAAAGGTCAAACAAATCTTTTTTTAAATCTTCAAATATTTTAGAGTTATCTGATTTTAATTCTTTGTATTCTTTTTTAAATCTTTTGGTACACTCAAACTCCATTCTAAAATATTAATTCTTCATCATCCCAAATTGAATTCTCAATAGATAAGTCATGGATAAATTCAAATAATTCATTTGCTTGAATAAATAAATTATCAATAAATGTTGGAAATGATTTTCTTGTTAATTCATTTTCGGTATAAACTTTTCTTGTAAATTCTACAAGATTCATTAATTCTTTTATTTTAATAAGATAAGTAGCTTTATGTTCGTCATTATTAGGGAAATTTTCCGCAAAAACGTGATTAAAAGTATCTAATGCAGTAATAAAAGAATCATGCATAGGTTTCAATGATGAAATAAAATCTAAATGCTCATCGCTACCTGCTTCAATTGTATTTTTGAAGTCTTTAGAAACATTAAAAGCAGTATTATAAGTCTCCAAAACTGGTTGGTCAATTAATATACTCATGTTAAATAGTTTACGTACAATGTGATAATTATTTTCTATATCAAATATATTCCAAATGTCTCGACAAACAAACACAACTTTCATATTATAAAATTATGATGAAATGCTTTGGCGAAATGAAACGGACAAAGTATCCGTAAATAGAGTTGTTTAAGTGTTATTTATAATTATTCTAAATTATAAAATGTTAATCTAAATTTTATTATTAACTATTTTACTTGTTCAGAAAACCAACTATCAAAATCAATTCCTATTGCAGAAGAAATTTTTATGAAATTTTGCAATGGAAGTTTATTCTCTTTGTAAAGATAATCTTCAATCGTACGTTTTGGTAAGTCCACTTTTTCAGCAAACTCTTTAATGGTTTTACAACCGCTTTTTTGGTATAGGATTTTTATGTAGTTCATCTAGTTTTTATTAAAATTATCAAATAATAATGAAAGGGACTATACTGTCCCTCTCATTATTATTATACTTTTTCGAATAAATCTGCATTTGGTTTATGCGTGATATATTCGTCCTCGTCTACTAAGATAAATAAATTTAGCTGTTTATCGAAATTCCATAATGCACCTTCGTCTATCTCTACACCTTGGATAGAAATAACATTTACTTTATTCCTGTACTGCATCGTTTTGAGATTTTAGTTGGTTGAATACTTGTGCTGCAACTTTTGGAGAATGATCGAATGAAGCAATCATTTTACGGATTGTACCAAATGTATTGACAACATCTGTACGATAATCTGCATCGTTTGCATGTGATGTACTGATCCAATCTAAGAAAACTGATTCTAAAATGTTATCCAGTTCTTTTGGTTCTGCGTACGATAATAAATCTGCTAATTCGTTAGTGAATTGTGCATGTGCTTTGCGTGCTTTTTTAGATAAAGCATTTTTTTTGTTTGACATAACTGTTGGTGTGTTTAATTAATAAAATAGGCAGGTCGCTACCAACAGTCATATCGCTATGAAGTCTTGGGACTTTCACCCATACGCCTGCCATAATATTTTTAAGATTTGTTTTCATTTGAATGCGATATATAACTATTGGTATCGCAAACTTAGCAAACTTATTTTATTTTTCAAATTTTATTTTGTGTATTTGCATAAATCAAAATTTTAGTTTTCATTATTTATATCAGAAGATATACTACTTAATCTATCTAAATAACTTTCATCAAAATATAAATCATCATTCATAATAATTGTAGATTTTGTTCCGTCTATATAAATAATATCCATTGATTTTAAAACCATAGTTTCAACTATATCAGTATACCAAGCATCGTCAAATTCCCATGAACCAATTTTTAAATACTCTACTGGTCCTATTCCTTTGGTTGAAACCGTAAGCATGTTTTTGCCAATATATACTTTGTCGTCCACAGCATTTAATCCATGGAATTTAAACGTTATATATTTTATTGTTTTTTTTGAAAAATTAATTATTTCGAATCTAGCACCAGTAAATCCATAATTTTCATATGGTTGAGCTTTTATTACACCTATTTTTTTAGTTTTAAATTTTTCAAAGTATTCTAATACTTTCATTCTTTCTATTCTTACTTGAGCTCTACTTAATAAGAATGCTTTTTCTTTAATGCTATTTTTATATACAGAATCAATGTCATTAAAAAAGTTATTTAAGTAAGAAATACTACGAGGCTCTTCCCATTCCTTACTATTTATATCTAATTTACTTACGTTAAAAAAAACTTCTCTATCCTTATACGCTGCTTTAACAAAAAAATTATTAAATTCTTCATTAGATGTAATAATATCATATATAAATAAATATTCATTACTTTTTGGTTGATTTAGCAATAAATTACTCAAACGAAATCTATTCCCATATTTATAAATATCTCCATATATACCAAAGTCATTATTTTTTACATAAAAAACAGAATCTTTTGAAGATTGCCCAAAAACTAAAAAAGTAGTAATTAATAATATTACAGATAAAATTTTTCTCATGTGTATAATTTTAAAATTCTTTAAAAATACAAAAAAGCGACTGGGAAACCCAATCGCTTTTACCAAACTATAAAAACACTATATGAAAAAAATTAACCTCTCGCTACTTCTACTAAGTATTTTGTAGCGCCAGCGTCAACGTATCGTAATGTGATGGATGCATTTTCTAATGCGGTCCATTGAGTGCCATTAAATAAGATAACAGTTACACCACCTGCAACAGCACTTTCTAATGTATAAGGAGCTACACCGCCAGAACCAATCAATGTTACCATATCATTGTTCTTAAGGTTAGATGTTGCAATTGTTAAAGTATCTGTTACAGCGGCTGAAGCTACTTGTACTACTTTACTTACAGCGCCATTAATAGTTACTTCTTTATCAGTAGATTTTGGAATTTCTCCACGAATGATATTTCCTTCGTAGAATGCATTTAATTGTCCAGTTGTTCCAAACACTTGCCAATTCAATGTAAAGAATTTTCCGTCACTGTTATTAGTTTGTGAGGGAACTAATTGTAATGGTAAACATGGCTCACCAATTACATCAAATCCTGGTTCGTCGCAAGAACCAACGAAAAGAATTACATCTTCTCCTAAATGATCTGTAATAAATTCACGCGATTCCACTTCGTTACCCGGATGTTGTGTTGTGAACTTTGGCGTAATTTTAATCATATCTTGTTCTGCTTCTGTTTCGAAAGAAGAATCAGCTTTTGTGTTCGTATGATAAAATTCAAAGAAAGTTGCACCAGGTTTTAATACAACATCTCCCAATAATCGAATACCTTTGTCGTCACGCGTTGGAAATGATAGAATATCTTTAACAAAAACTCCAAATCCTGTTGGATTGAACTTAGTTGGAGAAGCTGGTGAATTACCTTTTGGTTTATTTAATTTATATGCCATTTTATATTATTTTTTATGATTAAACAATGAAAGAAAGTAACTGCCGAAACAGTTACTTATCTATTTTTTATCCGCGAGCAGTTTCGTACCATTTTCCGTTAGCAGAAATTAACTTCACGTATTTCGTTGCATCAGCTAATTCTAAAGCAGGATCAACAACAATGTTACCAGTTGTAGCAATTGTAACAACTGCAGAACCTCCGTAGATCGTAATTTCTTTACCTTCAACTCCGTTGATTACTTCTGTAACTGTTAATACATCAGTACCAGCAAATTTGAATGTATCCGCTTGGTTAGCATCTAATACAGCAGTTGTGTATGTTGCTTCGTTATCTACAACAGTTGGTGCAGCATCTGTACGCTCTAATTCTTTTAATTTACCATCAGGCATTACGTAAAGTGTTAATGTACCATCTGTTTTCAATTTGAAGTCAGAAGCTAATAACAAGTTTGCATTCTTTTTGATTGCAACAGTTGCAGAAGCTAACGACTTGTTACCCGTAATTCTTAAGATATGTCCTTTAGGTGCATCTTTAATTTCAGTAATATCATTTGTGAAATTATCAGCAATTGACATATTATCGTACTTGAATTTTAAAATACCTGTTTGATCGTCAAAAACCGGAACCGTTACAGATTTGTCGAATACTGGAACATCATTTGTCCAAACACGTTGAGCAATAAACTTGTCAGGATGCGTAGTAGCTAAACCTAATCCAATTCTTTTTAAGCGAATACCTAAACGATAATCTGCAAAGAACCATGTATTACGTTTCTCGTGTCCTAATGTGAATTTTCCTTTTTCTGAAGGATCATACTCTAAAACTTCAACATTTTGAGAGAACGTAATCGCTACAAAAGTTGTGTTTGTAAAATCGATTAATGGTTGGAAAATGATGTTCGGATAGTCTACTGGATGATTTTTAGCGTACGCTTTTCGTCCTTCATCTTGCGATAATTTACGATCATATAAATCACCTGCACCATCTTTGTACCATTTCAATACTTTTGGCGATAATTGAATTTCTAATCCTTCTTGCGCACGTACTTCGTCTGGTAAAGATTCAATCATGAATTGAATTTTATCATACGTATTTTCAGGTGTTAATTCTCCTGTTACGAATGCATGATATTTAGCATCAACATCACGTCCTTTCCAATAGTAGTATCTTAATCCATCTTGTGAATTAACCGCCATTCCTGGAACATCTCCACGTGGATCAATTGCTAAAATACCATTGATTTGAGCTTTACGATCGTCGATGCGTTGTTGTTCAATCAACTTCGATAAGATGAAGCCAATAAAAGACATTTTCCAAGGATGAGAACCATCTAAATTCACAACTTCACGAATCCACATTGTTTCGTATTGCTGTAATTGGTAACCATCAAATTCGATATCGATTTTCTTTGGGAAAACGTAACCTGCTTCTACTGAAATCAAGAATTTGTTTTTAGGTGCCCAACCTTCTTTGCGTGCTTGAACAATTTCACCAACTGAAATACCAGCTTCTGAAATTCTGTCAACAATACCAGATTGATATCCCCATTCTTTCGGTAAATCACCTTTGTCGAATAAAAACGATTCTAATACAGTTGGATTTTTACGGATAAAATGTTCCGCATCTTTTTCTAACAATGGAATTTCTTCCGCACCAAAAGTTGTAGCTTTTGTTGAACGGTCCATCATTCGCATATTCCATGCACGACCTTCGAAAGCGTCCCAAGTTTCATTCGAACTAAAAACGTGAGTTGCAGAGTGTGCAGGCAACATTGTTGCAGCTGCAACAGCTAATGAAGTTGTAGCTTTACGAATAAAACTTTGTGGTTTATCGCCTACAGATTCTTTTTTCATAGCTGCGTTTTCAGCTTTTAGTTTTTTGATTTCAGATGTTGCAGTTACCTTTTTTTCTTCGGTAGTTGCTTCGGCACCACTTTCTGTGTTTTCCTCAGAAAGATTTACATTTAATTCTTCCAAAACAGCATCTAATGCAGCTTGTTCTTTAGCATCAATATCGGCAGATGCTAATTCAGCGTTCATATTATCGAATAATTTTTGAGCTTGTTCAGCCCCTAATTTTTCTTCGATTTTTGTACGTTGATCTTGTTCAAAATCAACCTTACCTTCTTTTACTGGGATTTCTTCTAAGCCTAAAAATGCCATCACATAAGCGGCAGAAGCTTTCATTTTATTCCAAATCATTGTCTAGAGAATTTTAAGAGTTATATTTTATTTCATTAATTATATTAATCATCTCGATTGCGTTTTCGATTGTTCCAATAGAATCAATCAAACCATATTTTAAAGAGTCTTCCGCTCCGAATGTTCTTCCATTCAAAATACCTTCTACAGATTGATCAAGGTTTGGACGATTTTCGATTACAGCATTTTGAAATTTTTCTGCCATAGGATTCAAGTATTCAGATTTCAATAGTTTGTAATCGCCTTCTAATGCTTGTTCGAAAACTTTTCCTTTCCAGTCAGATTGGTCTGCGTAAACGACATGTTCGTCAACTCCTTTGTTTTCTAACATTTTTTTGTAACCATAAAAACTTGATACTACTCCGATAGAACCAAATCGTGCAGATATTGTATTAGATGCCATTTTATGGTCGCTAATAATATCTGTTGACCATTGACCAAGTGATAAAGCATTATCACATAAGGAAATCAAAGCTTTTTTCTTTTTAGATGAGAAATCTATGAATGGATTAATAGATTGTACAGAACCTCCTGGAGTGTCTGTTTTAAGAATGATACCTTTAATTCTATCATCGTTGTTGTACATCTCTATTCTTCTCACGATGCTTTCGGCTCCCCAAGAAAAACAAGTATCGTACATTGTTACTGGACCAATTAATTCTACGACAGCGTACGTTTTTTCTTTCAAATTTTCAGGTGAAACTTTCTCACCATAATCATTTGCTAAATAGCTAATGGCTTCTGGTTTATCTCCTAATGCATTTACAGGAAGTTTACCTGCTAAGAATTGGTCAGCTATTCCGAAATAGTTAATTGCAGAAAATGCATCAAAAGCCCAAAGTCCATTTCTAAGTTCGTTTAAAACCTTCATGTTGTAGTATTTGAAGGCAATTTATATCAGAAATGTAGTAGAGAAGCTGACACAAAAAAAGCATAGTTATTGGCGTAACTATGCTTTAGAAATATGCATGAAAACAATTCAAATCTTCTTAGAAGATATAAATTATATTTTTAAAAATTATTTTCTAATTCTTTCAATTCTTGGATCACTGCATCTGAAAAGCCAAATGATAATTCGTTGACGATGTTAGGTAAATGTCCGAAAACAATACGATTGTAAATAGGGTGTGATTTCTTTTTGTGCTTACCTGTTGCAGAATCTCTGGTTGACATATCTACAAATCGGTGAAGCTTAAGTATATCTAATTGCAACGTATCATTTGAAACTGAAAAAGAATTATCATAAAACGAACTGGTGCTGAAACCTCTTTGACGCATGGCTTTATTTTGCGCTTGTATCATTTCGTTTCCTTGCTCCGATAATACTTTTTGAATGAATTGTTTTTTGTAAACATCATTTCCGTTACGCTCGCGTATCTCCAGTAGGTTCATAACTATTTTTTTTTAAAAAGTGAAAACTAACGAATAACCACTTGTTTCGGATTGATGACGTACAGGATCTATTTGCAAACTACCCATATTTATGCTTGACATTAGTCCGCAAAATTCCTCTCGCTCATAAAAATCATTTTTCATTTTATCAATCAATTTTTTCAATGTTTCTAACGTGCGATGAAACACCATCATTTCTTCGTAGTTGTTTTCAATTGTTCGGATATCAAACTTTTCTAAAACTAAAAATTGGGTGAAATTATTGTAGTCTAAATCATCAAAACTGGTTGAACCGTTAGAACTGTGAGAAGGTAGAACAATAATTAATACGTGATTTTCTTCGTTTGTCAAATCTTTCAATGATTCGACTAATTTATCTGGACCATCTACCATTCGAAAATGATTGATGCCAATATTAGAAGCTTTAATTTCTAAACCAAATTCGTATAAACGTTTAATATCTACCATTTTATTTCGTTTTTTCTGATTGTGCTTTTTCGTCTAAATAATTTTTCTTCATTTCATACATTCTTAACATGATTTCGCCTAAAGGAACTTGACGTACTTTTTCGTAATCGCCAAATTCTCCCGACTGAGCAATTGTATGAGCTGTAGAGCGTATTCCTACACTTGGAATAGAGGATTTGAAATCGGAATCATTATCAAATATGATAGATAAATCAATCTCATTACCTGCGATGTCTACACTTGCAGAGTTAAGGTAATTCATAAACGAAGTGAAAAATAAATATACACCATACTGAATGCCTTTATCTATATACTTAAAATGCTTTGTTCGCTTTTCTATGAATTCGCTTATCTTTTTTGTTGGATATTCTTCATTTTTTCTCAGAAATAAAATAGCCAATAAACGTGTAAACGTTTCTTCAGAATATTCTTGATGATGTTCTAAGATTAATTCTGTTGCGTCTATCCATTGACCAAATGAAATGTGATTTAATGGATCAGTTGGTCCATAATATTTGGTTTTAAAATATTCGAATGATTCTATTTTAGGCATTAAAAAATCAATGTTTAATCGATAGATTTTATTTCCTTCGTCAATCTCAAAGAAATTATCTACTAACTCAGATAAGTAGGCAATGTTTGCCCAAAAATCTTCGTCTTTGCTTTTGTGTGCTTTCTTGTCGATATCTAATAATGCGAAAACAGTCAATGTTTTGAATTGTTCTAATGATATTTTACCTGTTTGTTGCGCATACGCAAAACGTGCAATACTGATGAATTCTTTTTCGTTACATTCTTCTAAATGCTCGGGGAAATATTTATAAATATTTGATTCAGGAAAATGAATGGTAATCATATTGAAAATATTTTTGAGTTTGGATCAATATCAATTAACGATTTGATGTCAATTGTTTCAGTACTTTCTACAACTTCTGGAGTAACAAGTTTTTCGATGTCTAAAAGAATTGATTGATAATCGTTCTCAAATAGTTTTGCTACTACTCCGATTTCTTGTTTTGCAGGAACTTGCATTTTTGATGCTACATAGTTTTGTAATATACCTTCTGGAAATAATGTTGCAGACATTCGCAACACTCCCCAACTCATCGCATAATAAGCACATGCAGCCTTTATTTTTGAAAGTAACACAAGGTTTGGAACTGTTTCACTAGCGGTCAACTTAGTTACTATTTCGTCCCAAACATCTTGTGTAATTCTTGGAATTATTTCTTCGGCAATACACTTGTTTACACCAGGAACTAATTTCATCAACAATAAACGAGATTCAATAGAAAAATAATCGTCAAACTCGGATGTTGTACGAAACAATGATGTAAATGAAGATTTATATTCTTTGGTTGATTTCCAGTTGTTCGGATTATTTTTATCCAAATACTCAATCAAACGATCTAATCCTTTGTAATATTTTTTTTCTGATGATTTGTTATCTCGATCAATCATCCATTCGAATGGCATTTTCTCGTATTCATTCAATCTTGCCTTACGTCCTTCGTTCGTATGAGCAACATCACTTTGAATGACATATTTACGATAAGCATCGACCGCAATAGGATATGCAACAACATCAATTAATTTTTTCGATTCTTCGGTTGGATTTTCATACAAGTTAACCACATGATCGTACATATCATCACCAATAATTTTTACAACTTCTTCTGTTGCTAAAATTAAATCCTGAGTTAATCTATCGAATGTAATTGAAGCATCTAACATTGGTATATACTTGATTAATTCTTTATTGTTTTTGATTAATAGTTTCATAGTGTTATTGATTGATTGCTCTGTCTTTTGATGATTCGTCCTGTTGTCTACGTACGCCTACATGGTGAAAGCCTATTCGAACATCTGCATCTGGAAAGTTTACACGCAATGCTGTGTTGATTGCTTTACAACAAATTTCCTCTGGCACATTGATATTGGTTGAAAGATAAGTTTGATGAGCATATAATTGTTCGGAACCACTATCTGACTTTCCACTTTCGGAAATATTACCTAAAGCAGAATGTAAACCTACTGCTGCACCTACTGCATAATCTGCACGTTTACTAACATCTATTTGAGCCGATATAAAATCTTTTACATTTTGATCTATGGCTTTAATTGTCCAACCAAACTCTTTTAAGTTGTTACCATCAGTATCTGTTATTCGTACTGTGTGCCACATTTTACCTGCATTTTCTGCACCTGAAAGAACTTCTGTTATCTTTTCGAATACTGCACGTTCATACTCTTTCATATATTCTTCTTTCCAAGGAATATTTTTTTCTTGACATTTTTTCTTTAATTCAGTTCTTTTATTTTCCCAATATTTATCTGGTGATTCTACGTGGAATTTTAGATTGATTGAATTATCGGTGAAAGACTTTAATATTAAAGGAGTCGCTGTAGATCGTCTTAACCATTCTAATGCTCCGAATATATCAGGGAGAGTATAAAAATCAATTCCGAATGAATATTCATTGCTGTACATAATTGAGTTAGCATGTGCAGTAGGATTGCAACAATCAAACAATGGATATACTTTGCAGAATTCATCAGCGACAAAGTATTGAGAAGTTTTGTTATTAACGATTACATGCGTGGGAATACCTTCGATATGATTATCAGAACCATTGATAGCAGCTGCACGAACTCTATTCGCAGGAACGTGAACTAATTTTGATATAAAGTTTTCGCCTATGTAAAAGCCTTTTCCTTGTTCTATACGTGTGGTTGTAGCTTCAATATAGTTGTAGTCTTTAAGACAACGCAGTAAGTAATCTTTATAATCAAAAGAATTTAACCAATGTTCTATTTCTTTATCTCTCACTAACTCACGTGTGATAAGATCACCATCAAATACTTCTTTGTATAACTTAGGACCATTCCCCCAAAGTAAATTTCTTTTCTTGGTTAGTAATCCTGGTGCAATGTAGTTACGTGATACTACATCTCGTATAACATCTGGTAAGTTGTTGTAATCACCATAAGGGAAGATAGCATAATCTCCAATATTATACACTTTATCTGTCCAGTTGAATGAATCTCGTAGCTCTGCATTTGTTCTATTATCTTCACGAGGATTCTTTATAGTTGAGAATGAAACTGCTCCGACATCGTTAATCATCATGATGTCATTACCTTCCTTTAAAGTACGATAAGGTTTATTATCAAATTGATTTACAAAATTATATTGAATGTTAGTAGTACTCATAGCGTAACGTTTACTCCGTTTAGTTTGATTAATAATGCTCGATGAAACTGTCTGTTTGTTCCTTCTTCATGATCATAATAAGCGATTAAGTATTTAGCTCTTTTAGATTGATTATTTCGATATCCTGAACGTAGAGTAGCTGCATTAACTACTTTGTGTTCACCATTCAATTTGATATACTCAAATGAAAAAGGAATATCAACTGCACTAAATTGCTTCATACGCTTTATCGCTGTCATGTAATGTAATGTAGACATGATGCTAATATCATCTATTAGATGTTCGCAAACACTGACGCATAGAATGGTATTCAACTATGGTTGAATGTAATAATGGTTGAAAAAAGTGAAATAAATAGACTGTTTTTAAGACGTTTTAAGAGGTTTTTATGCTTTTTCTTACGATTTTCAACGATTTTTTAAATATCAGGAAAAAGGCTAAAAATGGCTTTACATGTATTTTCCGAAATTCTAAAGAAATGCCATATTTCTCAAATTTTCTTTTTCCTTTAACGTTAAAAACAGCTTTTGAGCGGGGCGGTGTCAATCTCCACACAAACAAAATCCTATTTTTTTAAAAATAGGATTGTTTGTTGTTTATCAATGTTTTATGATTTTTAATTTTTATTTTAAGTATAATTTTTGATGTTTTAATATAACAAATTACATTCTTTAGACTTATTCTATATAACAAATTACACTCAAATATTTACACGTATTTACGTGGATTTTGTTTAGTTTTTTGTATCTTTACGTTAGTAAAAAAGCAATGAGAAACATTGTTAATCAAACATTTAAAATTTATAAAGATGCAAAAATCAGTAGACACGCCACAAGCTAAAAACGTTACTAAAATTGAAAAAAGTACGAAATCTGTTACATTAGAGGAGAAGCAAAAAGCTAAGGAACAAATCAATTTATTGTTAGATAGTAATCCAAGCCCAGACAAACGAATATCAAACTTAAAAATTCTTAATAAACTAGGCGAAAAAGTGGATTTTTTAAGAAGAAAAAACGAAGAATTTTCTTTGTTTGTTGCAAGTATGGAAAGCACAGCGAATAAAATAACTATTCAAAATTCGCAAGGTTTTGACTTTTCTCTTAATAATTCCGAAACCTTATCAAAAGTTATTGAAGTAATCGAAAAAGATTTAGACCAGGTTACAAAAAAAGCAGAAGCAGAATTTTTAAACTTCAATATCTAACAAAAAAAATGCCTTACGGAGTTGGCGCTCTGTAAGGCTTGAAATAAAAATCCTTTTAGCAAAAAAAAATCTTATTATCATGTACAAAAATACAACTTCTAAAACTTCTGACAAAGTTTTAAACATACTTCACGAAAATGGCTTTTCTCATTTGTTCAACTGGGAAGATTACAGATTTTATAAAAAACAAGTTGCAGACGCTTTCAACTTAGCTTTTGAAATTGCTCAACAATTTATCAACAACGCAGACACTCCAAGCGATTACGAAGAATATATTTTTTAAGAGATGCAAAATATTATAGTTTCAGAATTTTCGACAGAATACAAGTTGAAAGCTGTCAAAAATGAATCGTTTGAGTTGAATAAAATAGTTAATAATCATAATCAATCCGAATTGATTTTAAGAAGTTTATACGATGGTAGTATAATGATTTATGAATCTTTTTTTGTCTTATTTCTTGATAATAGTTTAAGAGTTAAAGGATTTTTAAAAGTTTCACAAGGTGGTTTGACACAAACTAGCGTAGATGTTAGAATGATTTTCAATGCAGCTTTGAATTGTTTAGCTACTGGCTTAATCATATCACACAATCACCCAAGCGGAAAACTCGAACCAAGTCAGGCAGATATAAGAATCACGCAAAAAATAAAAGAGGGATGCGAGATTTTAGATATTAATCTCATTGACCACATTATTATAACCGAATTCGATTCTTATTCATTTTTAGAAAACAAAATTTTATAAGCCATGCAAAAACAAGTAAACGAAAAAAGACAACAATTAATCCATTTAAGCAATTTAGCGAAAGTTTATCAAGAAGAATATCCCGAAATGATGATAAACGAAATCTTAGTAAAATTCATGTACAGAAATTCTATGCACAACGAATTTTTAACCTTTAAAGGTTGGAAAGAAAAAGGCTTCAAAGTGAAGAAAGGCGAAAAAGCTTTTTTAATTTGGGGAAAGAAACGAAAAAAAGAAGTTGAAGAAAACGAGGAAGCAAAAGAATTTTCTTTCTTTCCGTTAGCTTTTATTTTCTCGAATGCACAAGTAGAACAAATAAATTTAGATTAAAGTTTGTGTAATTAGAAAAAGCCTTCATAAAAAGGCTTTTTTTTCGCGTCGCCTTCGGCGGATTTTGTTCCCAATCAATTTAATCATTTCTTGGACAAAATCTCACCGAAGGCAAATTCTAATTTGATTTTTTTTGTTTATTGTGTTTTTCAAACAATTTATTACATTTTTGTTTCCAATCCTTTTTTGTTACATCAATCGCAGGTGTATTTGTATTTGAATTTATGTCATTCAAAGTAACCCAACAATCATCTAAATGCCAAACTAAATCAGTGTCTAATATAGCTGTGGATTTATCTTCCATATTACAGAAAATAACATTTTTAGTTGATAAACCAATTTTATAACAAATATTCCACAAATCGTCATTTGTAGGATTTTGTTTAAAAAATGATTTTCTAAGTTCATTAAATCTTGCAGTAATGATAAATACTTCTACTCCTTTTTTTATTAAAGATTTAGCATAATCTTGAACATCTTGCCTACTTAGAGTATTATCAAAATCAAAAGATACTTTCATAAAATTAATTTTCTCAAAAATAACAAATTACAATCAAAAACAATGTAAAACGTTATGTAATAAATCAAAATATCCCCACATCTGGAATGATAGACGATTCGCTGTTATTTGTTTTTGATAACATACGCCAATCACGACGCATCAACCAATATTTGAACGCATCCGAAAAGTTAGTAGAATACATAGGACGTAAACGATAAGGTAAACTTTCGGATGATTTGTTTTTCTCGATCACTGTTTCTCCTTTACTATTTTTACGGACTTTTATTTTGGTGATTTCCAAAGAAGATTTTAATTCTTTGTTGAAATTCTTATAAATTCTTACATCTGGAATACCCGCAATACCTTCTGATAAATATTTGGTCATAAAACGATATTCTTCTGCTTGATCTATTTTTGCTTGCCCACGCGACATTAATTCTACTTCCCATATTTCGCCAATTTCTTGACCAGCTTTTTCAATCGCTACTTTGGTATCATTTGCCCAATCTCGATTGATATTTTGATACGCATTTCCTGAACGGTCATAAAATAAATACAAGGTTCTGTTTTTATGCCCTTTGTAAAATTCGACAAATTGTTTTGCAACTTTATTTAACGTAAAACTTTGTTCTGACACAAATTTGTCATTTTCGTCTGGAACTGCAAAAATATTTTTAAGTGCATAAATATAATTCCCACGTTCTTGACCTGTTACCATCGAAATCATATCTCCGAAATCCATACCCGCAGATAATGGTAATTGAGGATCATAATATTCAACCCTCATATCTTTAGCGATTGGTAAAAAATCTTGTGATAAAGGATGATTTTCAATAAAGTTTTGTTTTAATCCTTCTTCAAAGAAATGATGCGTTCCAAGATTGGTATAGAATTTTGCGCCTTGTGGAATACCAGGTTTCATAGATAAAATAGATGTTTTGAAATCTTCTATATTACCTCCTTCCAATGTATCTTCGAAATACCCAAGTGTCAAAATTTCAAGATTAGCAAAAGTAGACCCAATCATAAAAAGCGTACTGTCTTTACGAGCTCGATTGTAATAAGCTTGTAGTTTAACTAATCTTTTCTGTACTGATTTTAATTTTAAAGGATCACGATTTTTAGTTGCTTTAAAATAATCTTTTCTACATTCGTTCAATTCAACAAAAATGGAAATAATCAATTTTATTTGATCCACATCCATGTTTTTTTCTTGTTGCATAATCCAATCAAATTCACCTTCAACTGGATTTGGCATATCTGTCGTAAATGTTCGTCCACGATAATAAATAGATTCTGAGAATTTGGTGTATTCTCCACGAATAGCAGGTGTCAATTTTTTTAACTTTTCTTCATTAAAGTATTTAGCTTCATCACCAAATAAATGTTGGTAAGAATTACCTGCCGCACTCGAAGGCTGAGCTAACGAAACGATTTTAAAAAAACTACCATTGTAAATAGACATGGTATGTTTGAAGGATTTGGGAGACTTATAAGGTTTTCCAAAATGTTTTGGTGGACGTTCGTCCAATACATAATGTATTCCTTCTTCCCAACCTTTACGATTCCAACCTTCTATCAATGCATCACGTACATTTCCTATTGCATTTTCGTAGGTGTCAGCTACCCAAGCAAAATAAGCTCCAGGCATATTTTCTGCAATCGCAATAGAACGTTCTGCTAAAATATCAGATGATTTTGCTGTTGCACGCCCAGAAATACCGTAATAGTTTTTTGGTGCAACCCAATCCATCATCATCTTAAACCACGAAGCAAAACGAGGTTCAACTAATGGATCATTCGGACTTACGGAGATTCTCATGTTCTGCTGGGAATAATTTTTGTGGTAATATCAATGATTCACGCATTGCGATTTCTTTTTCTCGTTCCGTTAATGGAGAAGATTCTATAAATTCTTTCACTCTGTTTTTATCAACAACAGATTCTAACCCTAACGTTTTGAAATCGTACGAATACAAGGCAACCATTTTTCCTGCAGCTTCTGCATTCAATTTTGGTGGATCTTCTTTATCCAAACCAAGCATTTGAAATACATCTTTCCATAATTTTATTGCTGCAATAAAATCTTTTGCAGTATTGGCCATTAAAAGAGCTGCATTAATTTGTGCTTCTACTTTTTGAGCCATACGATTACGCAGAGCTTCACGTGAGATTTGTGAATCGCAATAGTAAAATTCCATTGCGTCTTCATAAGCTTGTGAAGCTTTATAGCGCGATAAACTATGATGAACAATCAAATATTTAATAATATGTTCGCGACTACCAAACTCAGCAATACGATTATCCATAGCACGAATTTTGTCTAACAAATCCATGTACTCCATAATCGGTTGCTTATCTTCTGGAATAACAACATTTTTACCTGAATACATTTCTATAAATAGGTAAATATCATCAAGCGTTATATTATCAATCTTACTCATCCAAAAAAGTTTGCTTTAATTTCTTCTATTCGTTTTTGTTCTTTGTTTTTCTCGCGTTGTTGTATAGCAGTTAAATTGCCTTTTTTGGCATTTTCTTGTAACGAATTATCTATAACAAAATCTGTTTGCAAACGACCACGTGTTATACATTCATATACACGAGAAGTTTTTTCGTGTGCTAATAAATCAAAATGAACAAATGGCAATTCTAAATACGAAGCCATCTGACGAATCGTATAATTCATTGCTGCCAATGTTTCAATCTTTTCGTAGTCCTCCTCTGATATTAAAAGAGGAGTGGTGTATATTTGGTTTTGGCTCATTTTCTTGATAGATTTCGTTATAGGCTTCTCGTAATTCTGCAACAAGTTTCGGAAATTCTTCGCGAATCATCATTTGTTTTACAAATTCAGGAAAAGGAAGCTGAGACGAATGATTAAAATCTTCGATTGCTTCGATGGCTTTATGTAATCGCTCAGCTTTCATTTATTATTCTGATTTAGTTTTTTCTAAATACATGATTATTGCAGCAACAGAATCTGCACCAGTTGTATCTTTAAAGTCAGGATAAAAATTTTCTGGTGTTTCTGAAAATTCTCTATTCCAACTTTCGTATGCTTTTTCTAAATCAACACGTGTGTAATTTTCTCCATTCACTGAGATAAACATTTCGTTATTCAATCCTTTTAAATCTTGAATAACTTCTGGTATAATTTCTTTCAATGCTTCAACATGAATTGCATCTGGCATATGTGGATTTTCAAGATTAGCATTGATGTTTTCTAATCTATCTATTACTGATTGAAAGTCATTCATAATTCATCGTTCTATAGTTTCTGTAAATAATTTCATTCGGAAATCGAATGCGTCTTGTAAATTGGTAAAAGTATATTGCTCATAATGTGCATTCTCAGACCAATTTCCCGAACCTTCGATAATGTAATGTCCGAATGCTGTTTTTGCTAAGGCTACTTTGCTGTGATTCCAAGCGAATTTTATATGCAGATTTGGATAATGATTTGCATAAGCCAAAATCTTGTCTATTGTTTTCGGATTTCGTTGTTTCAACGAATCAGAAATTAACAGCGTGATTTGGTCTATTTTTCCATTTTCGTGCAATTCTATTAACGAATCAACTACACGTATAGCAATAGAGTAGGTACTGGCATATAAATGCTCTATCGTTTCGTATTGCGTGATAAAGGGAATAAATGTAAATGCATTAAACTGCGTATCGCTTTGTAACCAGAATTGTTCGCCCTCACTCGGAAGCCTTTCTAAATCTTTGTTCAGATTTTTTACTTTCTCGTAATGATTTAAGAGAAATTTTGTTTCGAAAGGCTTCGTTTGTTTGGGTTCCGCATCATTCGCACTTGGCTTTTTATTTAGATCAAAAAATCTACTCATTATTGGCTTTCTCCAATGATTTTGTGATTAATTTAATTTCTAATTCGTAGTTTTTAATTTTCTCGTTAAACTCAGCAACTTTTTCAGTGTTACCTTTTTTATCGGCACTACCTCTGTGCATTTTAGCAGTTCTGATTTGACCTTTAATCGTTTCAACACGCTGAATTTTTTCGGCAGCTGTCATCGAATCGATTTTACGCTCTAATGAAAGTCTTGAAAAAATTTCGTGCTCACCTAAAACTTCTCCAGTTTCCTGGTAATGGTTCAATTCTTTCCAAATTGCATCATTTGCTTCGTCTGCATCTGCAATTTTAGGAGCTAATTCTACACGAATTTCTTCTGATGTATTTGGGTCTTCGATGATTCCACGCATTTCTGCTAACTTTTTGAAAATCGTAATACGATCTGCAACTAAGATTTTGAATTCATCAGGTGTATTTTCTTGATTCAAGAAAGGAAATTCTTCTCGCAGTCTTGGAACTTCATCAGTACTTTTGTTTTCAGTATTGATTAAATCACTTGTTTGTGCAACATTTGTTGTAGGAATACAAGTAGGACAATTTTCTGTTTCTTTTGGCAAAACATGCGTTTTGGCTTCGACATCCGAAATATTGTAGATTTTCTTGATTTCGTACACTAACTTGTTGTAAGAATTAGCCGAATATCCTTGTCGATTTAAAGATTGAAGAATATTTTTATTTCGCTTTTCGTGATTTTGATAAATACGCAAAAGCTGATTGAATTTGTCAACTGGCGTTAACTCGTCGTGGATTAACGTGTCAAGAATTTCTTGTTTTTTTTCTGTACTCATACGAATGATTTTACGCTAATATCCTTTGATATAGCCAAAAATCAACTGACACAAAAAAAGCACCCTATACAATAGAGTGCTTGTGAAGATTTATTTTTGATCCAAAAGATTGAGGAAGTAAAATACAGTTACTTGTGCTTCATAACGATCATTTGCATCTGATGCTAATTCGGTTGCGTTATGTTCTAAAAATAGAGTTAACAATCTTTTGTACAAAAAATCCTTTTCTTCTTGAGTTAAATCTGCTACCGATTTACTCATTAAATCTTCATCCATTATTAATAGTTTATTGGCGTTTAATTGTCGTAAATCTACTTTTTGATTGCGACAAATTATGTCGTTAATAGATTTGAAAACTTATTTAAATTGAAACTATTTATTGTTGTTTTGAAAAGTATTTTTTGATTTTATTGTAAACATTTTGTATCCAATTCCAATGCCCAGTAAAAGCTAAAACAGCGCAAACAATGGTGATACCTAACAAACAAATGATATAAATGGATTGTGGACCATACGAAAAGCGTTCTTTGAGAACTGTTTTATATTTTGTTTCGGATTTATAGGTAATTTCAGATTTGTAGGTAATGTTAGAAATGTACCGATTGATGATCTTTCGTTGCGTTTCTTCCTTACTTTTTTGGGTAGATTGTCCTCCAGTTACATTTGCTCCGGAGATTACTAATTTTTCTGTTACACCATTTTTTGTTTGCTCAATGATTAACGGAATGATTTGACCATTTTGGTCAAACAAAGGTTTGTAATCGAAATTATACCAATTCGAATAATCTTTTCTTTCGATGAAAGAATTTTCAATCTTTGATTGTTCCTGGTCTACAGATAAATTGGTTTGTTCCGAAATTTCGGAATGGATTTTTTCATGTCCTTTTTCTTTGTCTGTTTTTCGGATGTAGCAACCATTGATTACAATTAACATTAAACCTATAAATGCAAATAGATTTAAAAATCTAATACTATTTTTTCTGTGCATGATTTTAAATTTTACCACCAAATTGTTTGTAATATTTTTCTAAATCCTTGTCATAATTATTGATGGCGTAATTAGGACCATTGTATTTTCGGGCAATGTTTTTGAAGTTCTTGTTACGCATATCTATATCTATTTTATTTACTTTGATAAAGCGAATAAATGCGTCTAATTGTTTCGCTTCACTTTCGTACATCGCATTGATAAAAGCCTGTAATGTTGGATATCCTAAAGCTTTCCAATTTTCGCCCATAATTTGAAATAATCCCCAACTTGCAGATTCTAATGCCGCATTTCTATTTAGATTAGCTGCTTTTTGTAATCTTTTATGCTGATCAGATTCTTTTCCATAACCTCCAGGTGTTTTATTCGAGATATCAGGATTTTCGACAGAATATTTTCCATTTGTTTTTTGATGAAATTTGTGTCTTTCGAAAAGAATTCTTGGTTCTGATTCTGTAATAAATCCAGATGATTTAGCTTCTTTTTTTGCAAAAGCTTTGATCATAGCAACTTCTACATTTAATTGTTTTGCTGCATTGATGTAGTCTTGTTCTGTTAATCTTGGTTTCATTCTATTTTCTTCTTAATGATTTCTGATAAATTATCTATTAACTTTTCAACTTCATCCAATAAATCCTCGGAAAATGCACCTGCCATACTACAGATAGCATAAACAAATGGAGTTTGAAAATCAAAAAGTGAACTAAGAGAAATACCTACTACCCAGCCTACAAACATTGCAGTAAAAACAGATGCAAAAAATTTTTTCCACGTCATTCGTTTCCGCATACGATTAACTAATGCGCCAATAAATCCACCTATAAGAAAAGGAATGCCTAATTTTTCTGCTGATTGTTCAAAAAAGTGTATACATTTTTCAAAGAGATATATACAGAGTTCTAAAATTCGATTCATAATAAAAAAAGATATTTGAGTAAATGTTTAATACTCAAATATCTTGTATGTTGGATAGGGGAGTGCTGACACTATTATTTATTAACGTATTCTAAACTAAATCAACAAATCGGGGTTTTTGTATTGATTTTTAAAAAGATAATACTTAGTTACTTCTCAGTTGTTGAGCGTTGCTCTAATTTGAATTGATTTGTTTCCATTGTTATTTTATATAATTTAAACTTTGTGTTTCGACTATTTTTCCACTTTGAATAAAATACACAGTTGCGTACTGTTCAAACTTTTGACCTCCAGTTGGTGCATCTCTAACGTTAAACGCTCCTTCCATTGCTCGAAAATACCAACCGTCAGTAATATTATTTACTCTGGTGTCATTAGTTATTTTATACCCAACATAATTTGCGTATTGCGCATTATTAGGGTGAGTACCATTGTAATAGTCCCAACAAACATATATATTATTATAGAAATATTGATAAACCCAATATATGGTAGAATAATATTCATCAGGATTATGTCGCACCGAATTAACTGTTACATTACTTTCAATAAATGTTTTTAAATCATTTTTGACTGTATTATAATCACGTATTGTAATATTAGTTTTTAATAATGTTACACGCGACCAACTTTCAGATGTGTAATTAACAGGAACTAATCCTCTTACAGAGTCTAATTGAAACAATGGAGCTCCACTTTCATTATACATGTTGAAAATCCATTTTGTTCCATCATATCCACGCTCGAAAGCAATAATTCCATTGCTATGATATCCACGCTCAAAACCTCCATGCGACATCGTCCAACGTGCTTTATACCTATTAGCAAAATTAGAACCGGCAAATAAAAATATTGAATTATCCCCATTATCTCTAATACCTGAGAGCCCTCCTGTTCCTGTCGCTCCTTCACCAACCAAAACAACACCCGTTGCAACCACATTGTTATCTACTGTCGTACCTAAGAATGAAGTTACTTTGTTAATTCTATCAATTGTGTCGTCTAAATAATCTGTTGTAAGCTTTAATGCCATTTCTAACGATTCAACAAACGCAGTTAATTTTAACTTATATTCAGCAATCGAAGAATCAAGTGTCGCTTCATCAGTTGGCGTTAAGTTGTTGTTCGTTACAATGGTATCAATTACGTTTATTAAAGCTAAATATGCAGTGTTATAATTATTATAATTACTCGTTAAAGTAGTCTTATAATTACCTATCTTAGGATTATTATACAACGAATTATAAGAAGCTACTAATTGTTTGTTTTGTGCTTCAATTTCATCTTTATATCTTTTTATTGCCACAATGGCACTACCGTCTTTTACTTTTGCAATAGAAATAGTCGATTCAAAACTTTCTCCGTCAATACTCGTAACTACTACTTTATATACGTTGGTTGTTTCAACTTGATTGTTTGCAATAATGAAAGTTTGATTTGTACCCACAATACTTGTCCCCACATTAATATACCACTTATAATTTAAAGCCGTGAACCCTTGTGGAACAGCCTTTAAAGTAATATTAGCAGGTACTGGACCTTGAAAGAGATTCGCTGTGCTTTGAATTTGCACAGCTTTTATTTTCTCTTTTATTTTTACTGAACGTTTTCCACGAACTACTCCCATTATGCTTCTGTTGCTTCGAATAATACGTCTAATTCTCCACCAGCAGATTCAACATCTGCATAAGTAACCGTATAACTTGCACCCGTAGATTTTGCGCCAACTAATGTACCGTCTGTTTTAACTTTCTGGTAAGCAAAAGTCCAAGTGCCTGGAGCGACTGTTGTTGTACCTTGTAAGACTACTTTAGGAGTATATCTTACAGAACCTCCTGTATCCAAGTTTTGCTCGGCACCCGTAATATTGTATTGGATATCCAATGCGTCTGTTTCATCACGAACAGAAATGATAGCTGATTTTACAAACTTCGTACCTTCACTAATTTCAACTTGATAAGTATCGTAAGTTGAAATATCCTTAGCAGTTAATGTAATAGTCTTTCCTATAGCATTAGCAATTAACACTCTATTATCTGTAACACCATCAGAATTATCTTCTGTTTCATTCAAAGTCATCTTATACCATTTATACTTCAATCCAGATGTTACTTCTATACCACCTTTTTCTAAGAATGCCTCTAAAACAAGTGTTGGTGTATCAGTAGTGATTGTAGCTCCTCTACCTGACTTATCTAAGATATACGCTGTATAGGTATTCGCAGAAACTTCTTCACGAAGTACAGAAATTGAGCAATAAATTTTTGTTGTATAACCGCCTGAATAAACATCTGCCGAAAATTCAATACTTGATGCTGTTGTAATAGATGCCATAATATCACCTTTTACAATTAACGCTGGCACTGTTGTCGACCCGATTTTCGCAGTTGTTTTAGTGAAATTAGTGTTATTATCAGCGATTACAGCTCCATTGAATCTCCATTCAATATTAGAGATGCTTGTAGATGCTATTGGCAATGATGATAACGTTGTTAAAATCTGTGCGACAATTGTCCTTTGGTTTGCTTCTAATGCCCACGAACCAATTACCACATTATCTTGATATTTAGCTATCAATGGCTTATTTGATATTAAAGATGCACTTAGTGTATCTCCTTTTTTTGTTACTCGTATCGTTCTACGCCCTCTTACTGTGTCCATTTCTCAATTAATTTTAATGCTTTTTTAGTGTCAATGTATTCGAATTGGTTGTCTTCAATAATCCCGTTCTTGTAGTCTTTCCAAACGGTTAAAATGTCCTCTTTAAAAATTACTTTTTTCTCGCCAGTTCGGTAATAATGTTTTTCTTCAATTATTCCTAACTCAATTGCTAATTGTTCGTTAATTAAAATATATCTCATATTGTTATTTTATTTCTGTAAGTTCGTAATCTAATTCTGCTCCCGTAGATTGCAATGCAATAATATCTTCCATTGATACATTAACTTTGAATCCGTTGTATTTGTAAGTATTATCAGTTTGCTTATACCACTTCACCGAAAAATATTTTTCAGGATTTTGGAGAACGCCTTGATTTATTTTTATAACCATCTCTACTTCCACAGATGAAGCACTTGCATCAATCCCACCTTGAGTAATCAAAACTTCTTCTGTGTAGCTTGGGTATCTTTTTATAAGTAAAAAGTCAGCCTTATAAACTTTTGAAGGTTTTGTTGCAGGTCTGTAATTGTTTGGCAATTTTACTGTACTTTTATATTCTATTTTTTTTTGAATAATCAAGTTATTAATATCACTTAAAGCTGGCGACCAATTTGTTGCTGTATCACCTAATTCTACCTTAGGAGCTGAAAATAAAACAAAGTTATTAGACTCTAAAATTACACCAAAAGTAGGAGCACAAGTAATTTCAAATTTTGTCCAAACATTTGATAACTTTTTGCCATTCTTATCCCCAAAACCATCAACACCTATATCCCAAGATTGACCTTCATTATAGTTGAGTATTTTATAACTACTCGGAGGATAGTTAGACCTTGCATAAAAAGAAACTGTTATTTCTTTATGTTTTAAAAAAGATAATTCACCTGTTTCTACATACGGCATTTTAAAATCTCCGGGAGATGAACTATCTACAATACTTGCGTAAAATGAATTACACCCATTAATAACTGAACCTTCTTGTATTGTAATTCTGCTATTCCATAAAGCCATAACAGGATATAGATTGTTCAAAGACGAACTATTTAGTAAGTAATTTTGCCCATTATTTTTATATAAATCAATCCACTCAACAACTTGAGCATCATTCATCACAGCATCATCTAACAATGAATTATAGTAATCAGAAGCATCTCCAACTTCTAATTTGACGACTGAGCCACTTTTAGAAATCTGCGTTGAGGGAATTGAAATAATTTTCGTTTTAGAACCCGTAATTCCATTGGTGTCTGTTAACTCATTTCCCGCTGAATCATACCAATAATAAGATGCAGGAACTTCGTCTTTTCCTCTAAACAACCTACCTCTCGCAAGTAATCTATCTGTATCTTTTGTTACATATAATGCACCACCCATTGGCATATCTGTATCCAATTGTAAAGGAGTAGCCGAGCTTGTAATCGTACTAAGATTAATACTTTCTTGGAATTTAGCTACTCTTTTAGATTTAGGCTCTAAATACGATGCGGTAAATACAATAGTAATAGGAGCAAGTTCGTCTACATTTTGAAATACTCGCAACTGTCCTTTTTCAGCACCTGTACCTATCTTGTAATTCTTATTTGTAGAGATAATATCTGTTGATACACCGTTACTATCTAATATTTTCCACGATATATCAGTTAATGAAGCGTTAACGCTACCATCAACAAATCCGTAAGTATCGGAAACTAAACAATTTACTTTAATTGTTAAAGGGTCAATACGTCTATCTGGTTGAAATGTATCGGAATCAGAATCAAACGTCTGTTTCGGATTGCCACTTAAAAAAGTCGTGCTTACTGACGTATTAAGTGGTTTATAAACTATCTTTATGTTGGTTGTACCTTGTTTCATTATATTGTTATTTTACCATTAATTGTTTTATTTCCCTCAAATAATGCAGTGCATATAAAAGTATGTCCGTATTCAAAAATATCACTTGTGAAATCAGCAGGAGTTAAAACTAAATCTTTTGTTGTTTTGCCTATTTTCCATATTTCGTCAGCATCTTGTGCTTCTTGGCTTAATCCGCTTTCTCTCGTCCATTGCCAGCTTATAACTTCATCTGTAACGTCTTTGAAATACCTATCAACAGAAACTATTAATGTTGTATTTAAATCGTCTATGTCAAGTAAATCGCCTTTTGTTGATGTTATGTAGAGATTTAATGAATCGTTACCGATAACATCTTTTACGAATGAAGAAATTGCTTGAGATACAGCTTTACCACTTTGAGCGTTTGAAGATTCTGGGTCGTAGTTTTGGTCTACTGGTATTGTTGGAAGTAGATATTCTAATGCTTTAGTCCATTCGTTTCCAATTTTCTTAAATATTGTATAAAAACCTTCTAATGCAATTAATCCGTTAGAGTATATACCAGGTGTAGAAGCATAGTATAATCCATCAATTAAAGTTGATAAATAATCTAACGAATCATTAGGATTAATACCTCCTTTTAAATTTAGATCTGAAATATTTTTTATTTCATTTATTTGTTCATTTATCTCTGAAAATTTACGGAAATGTAACTCAATATTTTCTGCATGATTTCTCATTACAGTTGTCAAATCATTCATTTCTTCAGGAGATTGCGGAGAACCTTCTTTTTTATAAATCCATACTGGATAACTAACACTCATATCGTTGATTTAATCTAAAATATATTGTTAATTTGTTATATTAACTGACGCATCTATTTATTATTGAGCCATATTGTGTGTCCATTTATGCTGAAACCTTTCAAATTTTGTAGTGTTTTCTTTTTCTCGCATGTATAATCTTTCGATAGATTCTAAGGTTTGGTCGTATTCCTCTAAATCATATTTTTTTATAAAATCTCGAATGCCTTGTTTTATGGTTCCATGGCTTTCGTAACCTTCTAAGAAAGCACAAACACGTGTTCGGTAAATATCTTCTAAGAAATGATTGAAATCGTCTACAAATTCTTCAGGTAATTTGAGGAAATGATTTCGTCCATTCACATATTGATGCGCTGTGCCTTTCCATTTGTCGGTTGCACAATTCGGCATTTCCATTACCAAATTATAAAACTTTGGCTTTGTTGGTCGATTTGCTTTGATACAATGCGAACGCAACCAACGCCCAACTGAACTGGATAAATCAACTTTGATTGTTTTTACTTTTTTTCCGTTATATACAAATTCTTTTCCTTCGAAAAGTTTGAATAAAACGTGAACTAAATACGGCTTGATGTCAACTGGTAAAATAGTACTCATGATGCGGAATTTTTTTAGAAATAGATAAATGGATAGCTAAATGTATATTTTGTATTAATAGTATATTTCTGAGTTATTGGCATGATTGAATTGCACGAAAATGTAACTTCTGAAAAGTTTTCGTTTGATGAAAAGCTCAAAGTAGGTTTCGCATTTTGTTCGCGATCATTACGACCAATAATAGCTTCGGTGCCGTCTGTGTAAACTAATCCAATGTAACGGACTTTACGTAATTCATCTAAATTAGTTGCTCGATGAGAATTAGTGTTCTTGGATTTGAAACTACATGATGTATTGTAATATCCGCCAGCTCTGTTTTCGGTAAATTCTTCGGAGAAAGAAAAATCTATTCGTGAGATACGAGGTGTTTTTTTTGAGCCTTTCAACAATGTATCGAAAAAACCATTTTCTTTGTTCTCCGGATGGTATAAAGGTACTGGAACTGAAAGCGAATCATCAAGATATAAATTGATGCTGCAAATAAATTTGGAAGGCTGATTGTTTTGAAACATAGCGAATTGGATATAATACAAATATAACAAAAAACACTATTAAAAACTGATTAATAGTGTTTTTTGTTATATTATTTGTCAATTTTTTTTACTGAATTTTATATCGTTCAATTTTTAGGAAAAGACTATTGTAATAGTCTGTATTATCGGCGAAGAATTCTTCTAATTCTTTGACAATTAATTTATTTTTATCTGTTGCTTTTATACGCAATGCTTCTTTTGCTCCTTTTAACGCATAAGCGATATTATTGTCACATTTTGCAAATAAAAATATAGAGGTTACTGAACTTAAATTTTCTTTGTTTTTTAGTGTCATTATTAGTCGTTATTTATGTTTCGTTTTATTAATGTTACATATAGCAAAAAGCTAATAAATAGTGCTGGTACTGATAGCACTAGAAGTATTTCTAAGAATAGTTTCATAATTCTTCTAATAATTTAATTAATTCTTTTTGTTTTTTTATTTGTTCTTCTAATAGTTTAATTCGTTTATTTTTTATCCTAATTGTTAAATAAATAATGATACAAACAATCAATATTGGTAAGTATATAATACTTAGAATTATTATTTCTCTCATAAACTATGTATTTTAATATTTGCTGTTCTTCTTAAAAAATTCTTGAATTCTATTTCTTTCATAATTCAGTTGCGTCAATCGGATAGTTAGGCGAAATGATGATAAATATATTCTATCACAAAACCATCTCCATCTCTCTTTACGCACCAACTCCAATTAGGATGATTACACCTATTTTTACTAGCCGTATAATATTTGCAATTTTGACAGCTTTTTCGATCACCACTTCGCCTAACATCAGTTTGGCTAGATGCGGTTTGAACGCTATTTTTTGACATATTGTTTAATTTTAAAAGTTTGTGTTTATTTTAAAGTTTTGGCAAGGTTTCCGCACTTCGCTAAGCTGTTGGAACGTAATGCGTCATGATTATTTGTTTTCTTCGTGAATGTTTCCGATTATTTCAGATCTATTAAAATGTTCATTCTTTAATAGATAGCCATAGGTGTAACCGTTGAAAGAACCTGATATAAATTCACATGTAAATTCTTGGCTATCGAACATATCACTTTTAAGAATATCCCCTTCAAAAATCTCATTTCCAGATTTATCGAGTAGTCCCGTGAATTGTCCGATTGATTCGGGTATTACCATAACATTTGATCTTCCAAATTTTCTGTTTTCACCCGCAAATTGAGCAATATGTGAAACTGTGTTTGATAACGTTGATTCTGTCACAGGTAATCCATACACCCACTCTTTAGTCGCTTGACATTGACCTCTAAATAATATTTCTCTCATAAACTATCTATTTTAATATTTGCTGTTCTTCTTAAAAAATTCTTGAATTCGAATTGTAAACATTTGTTCGAAATCATTTCTGCGATATATTGTGAGAACAAATTACAATATTCACATACTTCGTCTGGAGTATCACATTCGTTAATGATTTGCTCCATTCTTGTTATATCTCGACTACTCAGCATTTTCAAAAGTTTTATAAGATGGGTTAGTAATCGTTGTCGGAATCGTTTCAAAAGTTTGTTTTGTCACATAAATTCGTCCTTCTTTCAATAAATCATTTACCTGGTTCAATAATTCTTTAGAGGAATTTCCATCCAATACAATTGGTCCAAAAAAATCCAAAATCTTATGATCTAATCGTTTTACCCAAATCAATACATTGGTTTTTAAAACTTTCTTATCCTCTCGCCACATTTTCAAATCATTTGCAAATGCAGGCCTTAATTCGTTGCTTACATAAATAAATCCTTCCATAGTGTTATTTGTTTTAAAAAAATTGTTTTTTGTTATTTTATAGTGGAAAATGCTTCCTAAAAAAACTACCGAACTACTTTGTTGGTTTTCAATAGTTTAACCTTTGTTTTTTAACTACTTTGGTAGTTATTGGTAGTTTTCTGATTTAAAAAAACTACCGAAAACTACTTTTACTACTCAAAAACTACCTCACTTTACTATTTAAGTAATTTATTTTTAATGTTTTAACCTTGGTAGTTAAAGTAGTTTTTTTTTTTATGTGTCTACGAGAAAAAATAGACACATTTTTTTTAAAAAACTATTTGTTAGAATGGTAAATCATCATCAGAAGTATCATTGCCAATCGAAACTTGTCCAGAAATCGCCGAACTTGTATTATTAATATCCTCGTTACCGAGTGGGGTCGCAGGGGAGAAAGCTTGATTTTCTATTGCATACATAACATCGGCACGATCAGCTTCTTTCAATTTATTCAAATCAAACATCAATGCTGTTGTAACTTTAGCATTTTCGCCTGTACCAAATTTTACTGATTTTATTTCTTCAACAAATGATGCATCATCCATCATGCGTTTACGGAAATCATTTTTAGATGGACAAGATTGTTCAAATGACATATACCATGATGGCTGAATTGCATTGTAGGTGTTTGTCCATTGGATGTACAAATGATTTCCATCTAATTTGAAATCTCTGTCCTTGAATAATTTTTTATCGTGCGATGCTCGTAATGCAGCAACAAAACGTTGCCAAAAACGATTCGAAATACTTTCGTTATCCAATCTTCTACGTTGATTACTAACCATTACATCAAAATGCTCAAGCATTTCTTCACGTGTAAACGGGAATCTGATATCTTCTTTGAAGATTTCGTACATTGAAGCAATTACAGCATGATTGGTTATTATACGTGACTTTAAATCTTTGAATGCTGGTCGCACCGTTAATTCTTCTGTCCACAAACGAGATTCTTTTACAAATCGACGTTCAACTTCTTGTCGTTTCATTAGTATATCTACCATGAATGATGAAAGCCCGTCTACTGCCATATCTTCTAATTTGTTGTATTCTTCTTTTTCGGCTTGCGTAAATTTATCTTTGTGCATTTCTTCCCAAAGAAATCGAGTAATCAATGCTTCGTCGGTTGGGAAATCATTTCCGGTTACCAAAGCAGATGACAAAATAGGTACTTCGTCTGACGATACACGAGATTCTATTGTACCGAATTTATATCCATTTCTGTCCCAAATACCTTTTAGCATTTCGTCTGTTTCTTTGTCCCCAATACGATACTCAGATAAATGCGTAATGACATTTGCAAATTGAGCAAACTCACGTATTTGTGCTTTACCCGTTGATTTTTTAGAACCCAAAGCAATTACAGATTGTGGCTTTCCAAAAAATGAACGCAAACAATGCGATAACTGATCCTTACCCGATGATGCAGCACCGTATAATAATATCATGGGAAAACCTTTAATCGTAGGTGCGATAAAATCTTGAAATGCCGAAGCAATTGCGAATAAGATTCCTGTAATCGCATGACCGCGATGTACTTTTTTTAGCTGTCCTAAATACTGGGTTAGGGTGCAAGATGCTTGACGTACAATAACTCTTTTTTGAGATTGGTAACGTGTAGGATTATTTGCATAAATACTATTTGCAGATGGCACATAGTACGTGATATCATTATATCTAAAAATCCCATTCTCGTCCATATTAATAGATCCGATTGTTGGAATTGTAATCTGGTTATTCCAAACGAAAAAACCTTCAGGATTCCAACCTAAAACATCAACTGCGCGCCCTGTTCCCATAGTTCTATACAGATATTTCTTAAGCTTCAGTAATTGTTTTGCATCACCTTCGAAAATGAAATCGCCTTGCGATTCTATCGCTGTACAAAACAATGATGTATTTAACATCGCTGTTGCTTTATCATCAAATATTCGCTCAAGATTCATTGTGTTTTTGATTCGGAATAATTTCTTTGGAAATTTATCGTCATTCATGTGTTGAATGATTTCTATTGAGAAATTTGAAATTGAATCAAAATAGTAAGGTGGTTCATTATTTTTTGTTTCTCGAACCATCCAAATTTGATTTTCTTCTTGAAAAAAACCATAGGTTTTAATCATTTCCATATAATCATTTACATCTTTATGTTGAAGTTCTGGAGGAAGAATGTATTCTCCCATTTCAAATTTTTCTTCTTTGAATTTTTTCTTCGAAATGTCTTTTTGTAAATCGGTGATAAATTTTTTATTGAAAGATGATTTTGCTTGTAACATATCTGTATACAAGTTTTTGAACATAACATCTTCAATCGTATCAATAATTTTTACACAACGTTTTACACCTTCGGCTTTTTCAATTTTGTTATCACCAACGATTAAATGATTCATCAAAAATTTGAACCCATTTTCGATATAGCCTTTTTTCTTTAAGAATTCTTCTAATGTTCCTTCGTGATTTTCAATTTCAGATTTATAAACACGTACAAATTCGTCTGGATCTAACTTTACAATTTTACCATCAACTTCATGTTCTGGTAATTGGCAGACTTCTACATTTAATCCTGCAGCAAATAATTTGGGAATATTGCGTAACATTCCATCAATTCCCGCCTTGTCATTGTCTAAACAAACGAAAACTTTTTGTGCGAATTTTTTTAGTACAGAAATTTGTCCAGTTGCAAATTCTTTTCCATAAGGAGAAACGGTGTTTACAATTCCGTTTTCTTGCCATGCAATAACATCGTTATAACCTTCTACCAACCATGCTGTTTTGGTTTTGGCAATTTGATTTAAAGCGAAATTAATTCCATACCATTGTTTTGATTTGTCATACAACAAACTTGTAATTGGATTCATCCATTTTACTTTATCTTCCGTTCTTAAAGCACGTGAAGCAAAACCTATGATATTGTTTTGTTTGTCGTAAATAGCATACGTTAGGCGAAAGTTTAATTTATCGTTATTTTTCTCGTTGATTAAACCCAACTCGAAACCTGGTGCTACTTTACCCGAATGCGCTAATAAATTGTAAAGAAATTGACCACCAGGAGCATAACCTATACCATAAGCTTTTACAATTTCTTCATTATACCCTCTGCGTTTTATTTCTTTCCATGCAGGATGTGTTTTATCTAATTGATTTAATTGCTCAACAAATTGTTTTTGTACAGATTTCAAAATAGGACGAAACTCGTCTATTTTATTTTGTTGTTCAATGTATTTTGAAGCATCTTTATCTGATTCATATTCAACTGTAACATTATTCAGCTTTGCTAATTCCTGTATAGCTTCTCTATAACTAAGTTTACGAATCTTTGTGTAATAGGTAATGGCATTCCCAGATATATTCGCCGATTTATCGAAAAACATTTGTTTTCGAATATCTATCATACACGATTCTGTACGTTCGTCATTTATAGGAGATTTGCACACATAATTTGTTGTACCAACTTTTTTTACTTCGTGTTGGTTAGCACGAAAAACATCAAGAATATCAGTGTCTGCAAGTAATCTATCAATGAAATCATTTTTTATTAAAGACATAGTGTACAAGTTTTGGTGAGTGAAAAACAAAGCTCCGTAGAGCTTTGTAATTTAAAAAGGTAAATCGTCTTCTGCATTATTACTTGGTGGAACATCATCTGGAGCGGGTGGAGTTGCTGTAGAAGATTTACGTTCTAAAAAATCTATTTTATTAACACGCATTTCTAAAACTGGTTCTGCTTTTCCTTCTTTTAAATAAGCTGATGCAAACGCTTCTCCTTCCACATAAATACGATCACCTTTTTTGATGAATTCTGCTAACTTTTGTGTTTTGGTATAGCGAGTGCAGCGTACCCAAGTTGTTTTTTCTTTTTCTTCACCAGTTTTTGTTTTCCATTTTTGAGAAACAGCTACAGAAAACTGAATAGATAAAGTATCTGTTCCTTCGAAAAAGTGTAGTTTAGGATCGCTACCTACATGTCCTATAATGCTAAAATTGTTGATTGCCATTGTTTAATTCTTTTCGTTTTTTATCTCTTAATATTCTTAATACAACATTTTTGTATTTTCTACTTAACTTGTAAAATTTTCTGTAATTAATTTTAGAAGTATACATTTTGAATTGTTTTTATTTTGAGACTCCCCAACCAACTGGTTTAAAGTCTAGGTTAAATACTACGAAAGGATATGAACGTTTTTGACGTGCGTATTTTTCGGCTTCTAAACGCGTTGAGAAAATAACAGTTAATCCGTTTTTTACTCGATCTGTTATTTCTTTTCTATTCTCGGTGAAATATCTTTTCATATTACTTTTTTACGTTTGTTTTTTCGGTTATCAAATGGTTTTTTAATTGGCTTGTAGGGTAGATTGTTTTCTTTAAAAAACAACTGAACTTCTTTTATCGTTAACACTCCAACATTTCTTAGAATAGAGAGTTTATTAAGGTCAATAGGTTCTAAGTCAGCAAAAGTTATATCTGAATAGATTTTTTCCCCTTCAACAACAAACCAATAATAATCGGTTAAACTATTCTTAGCTTTTGTAGATAGATCAGAAAAATGTAATTTGTTATTTTTCATTTGTTTTTTGTTATGGTATTAGACAAATTTTTTTGCTTTCCAATACTTGTTTGGAAAGTGTAACCGCATTTCGTGCAACGAAATACTTCGTAATCGATATCCCATGCAATGAGTTTAAAATTATTTTTCATAATTAAATACCAAATTATCAACATCCATTAAATTTATCTGTTTCCAACCCATTAATTTACCAGTATAAAAGATAATCATTGCAGGAAATTTAACATGTTTATTTAATTTTTGTTCTTTACCAGGAATCATAAAAATGTATCCTTTTTTGAATCCTTTTTTTTGAACTTTGATACTTTCTGAAACATTAAAAACAACTTTAACTCTTTTTATTTTATGTGTTTTCATTTTCTTCATTGTTATAGAAATCTGCCCAGTTTTTTAACCAAGCATCTATCGCTTGAAATTGTGAAGTTGACTTAATCATTAATTATTTATTTAAAAAATTAATTACATTTCTCCGTTTTCGTCAGGATTTTCTATTTTCCAAGAAATTACATCATCAAACCATTGTTTATTAGATTTTACTAACTCGATAATTTCTTTTTCTGTAGTATCGCTTGCAACTTGAAAAACTTCAAAATTATCATACGTATTGTTAATATCTTTGAATTCTACTATACTACACTCTTTATCATCTTCACTTACAATATGAAATGATGCTTCTTCCGCTTCATGATCTCCATTGTAATATCTACCATTAACGTCTGATATTGCTACACCAATATTACTTTCGATTTTAAATTTTCCTTTTTCTAAATTTTTCATTTTTATTTTTTTTAAATGATTTCTAATTGTATTTGATAGTTATACTTGTCTCTCAATTGGCTCAGCCAAATATTTGTCGTGGAAACTGAATATGGTACAAAGACGGTTCTGGAATTGTTGCATATCCTCGCATTTAACTTCTTTTTTACCTTGTGCGTAAGGTAATATCGATTTTGTGGATAACTTTTCTTCTGTTTCTCTGACATCGATTTGGTCTTTTAGTTCTTGTATTAAATCAAATCTTTCAAATACACTTTTTATTGATAATGATTGATTTGAAGGAATTACATTTTGCAAAGCATCAAGGACTTTCCAAGCTACTTTCTTTTCTTCTTTTGTGATCTTCTCCATTCTTTTTTTGTTTTTTCAAATGCTTCTTCTGGTGAACAACAGATATTAAAAAATCTACTCCATGAATAATTTGGTTCAGCTCCATTAGTAGTGTTATAATGCTTTTTTTTCATTAGAAGAATTAATTGATTTATATGACGTTTAATGTATTGGTTGAGCCAAGTTGAAACGGACTGCAAACAGGGTTAATTCTTGTTTTGTCGCTATTTCAAGTTTTTCGTACAACAAACGTTTTTTATAATGCAAAGTGCCATAAGGTAATTTTAATTGAGTGGCAATACATTCGTTTGTCGCATCGGTAACTAACATTTTAATTAACTTGATTTCATCATCGTTAATAATGCTGTTATTATATTTGATATGTTTACACAATTTACCTTCAGCATTGCAATTACCACGTAACGGGCAATCCCAATACTCACCTTTTTGTATTTTACCTGCATGATCTATATCTGCAGAAAAATCTAATCCTCCAAAACGGCATTTAGTAAATTGTTCTAATCTTTTAATTGGATTAGTAGGATGTAAAGAATGAAGTATACGTTCTACTTCATCATCTTTTGATATTTCAGAAAGAAGTATTTTTTTAATATTTTCTGAAATTTGGTCAAAAGGCTTAATTGTGCCTTCTGTCATTACCATAGTTTTTTCTCCTTGAAAGAAAAATTCTACGTCGGAAGTTAACATTCCTGGATAATACGATTGATTCATTTTGCTAAAAGATTTTATTATTTTATTTTGTTTAATAATTTACGTTCCGCTTTTTTTTGTTTGATCGCCAAATCAACCAATGCGTTCAGAATATCGTTGTCTTTTATAATTCCCACTTTTACACGATATATTTTTTGTTCCATATTTGAGTTGTATTCTAACCCTAAATCCTCACAAATTTGTCTTTTGTAATTGTTTGGTAAATACTCGTTAAAAAGTTTTTTTATGGTTTTATGCGTTTGCATAGTACGTAAATTGTTATGTTGTTTAAATTTGTCTTGATTATGTTTGATTTTGTATAGCAAAAGTACGTTAAATGTTATATAAAACAAATATTAAATTGTCAAATGATATAATTTAGAATTAAACCAAATAATATATGAAAACATTTAATGTAAAATTAGCAGAGTACATCAAACAGAGAGGGCTTACTAAAAAAGAATTTTCTGAATTAATCGGACATGATATACAATCTATTATTTACTTCACCAGTTTAACAAATCCAAGAACACCAACACATGTTTTTTTAATGAAATGGTTGAAGTATGATGCAGATATAGATTTGAATTATTTTTTGAAAGATCATATTGAAACTCCTCAAAAATTAATTAAGATTAATCCTGATTCGTTTGTTAATGAGAAAGGAGAAGTGTATGAAAAAGAAAACGCTGAATTATTACATGTAATAAAATCTCAAAACGATAGAATATTGGCGATTCTTCAAAAATAA